GCGAAGAGCCAGCGTGTCAACTGCACTTGCCGTGCTGTCATCGCAGCAAGGCTTCTTGGTCTTAGCGTTTAACGGTTCGTCCCCGCAAGAGTAGGAGCAAAAGATTAAACAGATAGCAAGTAGGTATTTCATCGTTGTGCGTTGATGGATTCTAGTTTAACCAAGGCTCTCACAAGAAGACTATCGCTCACTTTGAGCTTTCCTTCTAGGACGTTGACTTTTTGCTCAAGGATGTCGACCTTCGTCCCACAAGCCTCAATCTGATGCTGGTAGTTGGTCTTGTTATCGAGGTACAGATATCCAATGCAGATGATGGTGAAGAATAGCATCCCAGCAATGGGCTCCTTGGTGAATTTTTCAAGGACTGCAAGTAGTTCTTTCATATTGTAAAAGCAGAAAAGGTTAAATTTCTTATAGTAATATCATCTGATACGTTTGCGTAAACGTAAATAGAAAATTCGTCGTTTGGGTCAGCTTTCAAAAAAGCTTCAGAAAACGCTGGGTGCGTATGAGTGCCTTGAGTTTTATTTGCGCAAGCTGATTGAGCTATTACATTATCATTTTTAGCAATGTAAAAAATGTACTCCCTATTATTAATTCCAGCAAAATTCAGCAAAGCAGCAACACGAATTATAGCTGATACAGTCCCTATATATTTTATTCTGTAATCAGAAGATTGAAATACATCACCAAGAGTATCAGCTTCATTCATCGTAACTTCTAATTGAATATCATTACCACTATCGGTTGCAAATGTCACTGGCGCATCTACAATCAATGTCATAAGTCCTCTTTCGCTATTAAGCGTAACGCTATCCGCAAAATCTTCAAGCAATCCACCAACCCTTGCAGCTGTATTAGCGCTTGGAGCTGTTTCGCTTTTGACGGTATTTGATTTTGTGTCTAACTGAGCTCTTGTCTGTACAGCCATTATTCAAAGGTTAAATCAAAGGTGTAATCAAAAATACCTACTCCCCCTAGAAAATCATAGATAAGGTTAAGCTCTCTTGGTTGTTGGAAATTAAGCGCATAGGTCTCCTGAGCTGGTATTGAAAACCACAGAGGCACAGTCCCTTCTGCTTCGGTGCGAATTATAATCGTAGTTTCAACAGTTGGCTTAATCATACTAAGTTATCGTTACGTCTTCGTTAATCAAGAAGGTCCCGTATAGCCAGGTCTGAACGAAGCTATCGGAAACCCTTATGGCCTGAAGGTCATACACGTACAAGCCAGAGTTCACAGCAGCCATTGTAGTTGAAGATACAGTGACATTTAAAACACCACTTGTGTTACCAGCAAAGACAAAACCAGTTGCGTTTGTTGGAATCACAGCCGTTCCAGTAGCCGTATCAGTTTCACGAACCTCCATCTTGTAGGTGAAGGCGGAACCAGAAACATTCACCACCGCACCAGAGCTGTCTCTCACATTGAGAACCATCTTGAACGTGTCTCCACGTCTGCAAACGATGTCAACCCTTTGGGATTGGTCTAGTTTTAATGTGCTCATTTTAAGCTTGTTGTGGGGTTTCTTGCTGGCCTCCAAAGATACTATTCATCAGCTCCTCGTCTGCAGACATCAACTCGCCTCTCTCACCCTTTCTTTGGCTGATTAGCTTAGACTGCTCAACAGCTTGAGCCTTGACACGCTCGTCTTTTGCTTTCTCCTTCTTGTCTTCGAGCTGTTCCCTAAACATCTTATCACCATCCGAAACCATATTCCGCATCTCTGCCTCCAGCTTCGCTAGTTCCATCTTGAGCATATACTCAGTCTGTAACAGCTGCGACTTGGATTGCGTCTCCAGCTGTATCTTCTGAGCCTCCAGCTGTGCTTGCGCTTGCAGTTCTTGAATCTTGGCTTGCGATGTCACCATAGCCGTCTGCTGGTTGGCCTGGGCTTGCATTTGACTGTTTTGAGCAGCTAACTCTTGGTTTTGCCGAATTCTCTTCTTTCTCCTGACAAGTAGGAGCCTTTCAGCTTGGTCTACGTCCTTCAGCTTGCGGATAGCCATAGCGTCCTCAAGGTCTATCTCCTTCTGAGACAAGGATGCTTGAATGTTCGCTTCAAGGTAAGCCTTGTCAACGTCGTTCATCTCTGTAACCACCTTGACACCGAAGTTGTACATCGGTAGGTCAGCAAAGGAGGATAGCACCTCCATATTAGCCTTCCCGATAGCGTTCTCGTAAACCCTGTAGATAACAGCATCCGTTGGGAGAATCTGGAGGCACTTGATGATGTCCTCGCAGACCTTCTTGAATAGAACCATTGACGAGTGCGTGATGTCGTAGGTGGCGTTGTTGGAAGCGTCAATCGCTTGCTGACGAACTCCGACAAGTGCATCGCCCTTGGGGGTTGAACCATCCACAACCTCGTTGATACCCGTGGCATCACGAATCATTCGTAGGTAGTGGTTGTAAAGAGACACAAGCTCGTTAATGTTCCGAATCTGGTTCTCAATCGAACGGATAGGTGGGTTCTGAAATCCGCCCTCTGGGTTCTTAGAACGATAGTAGAATACACCCGTCTGCTCGTAAATGTCCTGAATCTGCAGAGGCTGTAGGTCTCCACCTTGCCCTAGCTGCACATTCTCAAGACCTTCAATGTCAATGATAAGACCATCAGGCTTTGCCTTTGCAATGGACTGCTGAATCTTCAAGTGCGTAATCTGAAGCTGGTCAGCGAAGCCAATGACCGAAGCAACCATTGACTTGGGTTGAAGCCTACGCATATTCACAGCTATAGGGCTATAGGACATACGTGCCCTTGTGATGTCGTGGATATTCTTCGGTACGTTCTTCTTCATCCCATACCCGTATAGCATATCTGTTCCGAGTACGTAGGAACCACCATAAACCGTAGCGTAGGACATCTTAAAAGGCTTCCTATCGTATACGCTTTCACGGGGAGGTGTGTACATAGCCCCCTTGTAGTAAAACCCTACGTTCCCAAACTTAGACTCCTTGCTCTCGTAGTAAACATCATCAACAGACATAAACTCAAAGTCAAGGATTTCAATGATGTACTCATCGTAACCGTAGGTCATCCGATTGGTGTACCTGTCGTAATTGGAGTAACCCATTCTTCCTGGGTTGTTGGAGTACTTGTATTGAACGTCTCTAGCAATCTTCTCGTACTGCTCCTCCGTAAGCTCATCCCCTGCAATCCTCTTGAGCTCCTGAATGCTAATTCTTTTAATGTGACCAGCATAGGTCAAGTCAGCCATATTGGGGTCCTCCGTGTAGGAGTGAACGAAATAGGACGGGTCAACGTAGTTAGCGACAATCCCGTAGTTGGGGTCGTTCTCACGCTTGACAACAGCCATCCCTAGCGACACAAGGTCGTTTACGCAGCGCCTAAAGGTCCCGTCGTTAAAGTCGTTCCACTCAAGAGTCAGGTTGGTTGCAATCTGTGAGGCAATCTCTGCGTTGGTCTTGATGTTGCTTTCAAGGAAGATTTCAGCCTCCTCTGGGGTTTCTGGGATTTTGTTTGTATCCACCCCTGTATTCACCCCCGCTTGATTCGCCATCTCAATCAGCTCCTTGTTCTTCACTTGGAACTTAACCTCGGCCTTCTTCTTCTCTTTCTCTGAAATGGATAGAGGGTCAACAGCCTCTACATTCGGGTAGGGCTTGCGACCTAGAATCTTGTTTACAACGATGCGAACGAACTTAGGGACAATAGGGACTGGCGACCAGTCGATGTTAATCAAAGAACCGTCCCCGTTGTTTGGGTCTAGCGATGTTAGAATCTGCTTGTATACGGTGACATCTTGTGTCCCGTTGGCGTAATCCCTGTTTCTTTCAAACTCCCCGTATCGCCTTGCAAATGCGCTCTGCACATCGTCAGTTCGGCCCCATTGGCTTTCAATAGCCTTTGCGTATTTCAACCCGTACTCCTTGGTCTGCTTTGACTCCGTAGAAGCCAGCGGATTAGGGAAATTCCCGCTAGGGAAGTTTATATTTTTAGCCATTCCTTTCGATTGGTCAATTTGGCTACAAATATACTCAAAAATGGCTGACTATAAGCGAGTTATGGGTTTGTGCTTCCTGAAGAAGACCTTATTTGACAAATCGGCTTTTACCTTGGCGACTTTATACTTCTGAGCTGCCAAAAGGGCAAGGCCTGCAGATATCGTTAAGTCGTACTTGGTTCTGTCATCCACCTTGAAGTTAATCCAGTCCTCAAGGGTTCTCTCCAGATACATCTTCCCGTAGTTCCCTGAGTCGTCATTGATGCCTACGTGCTCGTGAATATAGGACTCAATGGCCTGTGCGTGCGCCTGGATAACATCCTGACTATTAGAGGGAATGCCCTTGGTTTTTATATTTGCATTACTATGTGGAGCCCTGAGATGTTCTGGTCGGTCGAGGATAAACCCATCGTAACCTCTTGCCTCAAAGTATCGGACAATCCCGTATTTATTGTTTTCAATGAGAAGTGGGTATCCGAAGAATACGGCAGCTTGGAGAACGTCCTCATAGAAAATCCTCGCAAGAGGTGGCCTCTCTGCGTATTCGGCAACAAACAGATTGGATGGGTGCTCAATGTTGAATTTGTTGAATAGGTGGCAAGCCCCCTTGGAGCCCCTCCCGTCCATCGTATTGTCAATATCGTAGGAGTCAACTCCCCCACAGCCTAGGAACTCATTGCCTGGGAACCACTTCCCGTTCCTCGTAACCTTGTTGTTCCTTAGATGCTCTGGAGGTAACCAAGATATGCGCCACTTCCCGTTATCGCTTGCAGACCAAAGCACCTCGCTGTCCTGTACCCCGTCCTTCCAAATGAAGTTACCCCTCACCACAGGCAAAGGGTATAGCTCCCTATTGTACTGCAGCTGCTCGTAAATCTTACCAATGTTGAAGTGAGAGGACTTGGTGGACTCCCTGAAGGCCTCGTCAATGGTCCAAGGGAACTGCCTGATAACCTCGTTCAACTCGTAGCCATCCTTGTTCAGAGCCTTCCTCTCGTTGGAAAGATAAGCCTTTGCGCCTATCTTCACGAAGTCCCCATCCATCGTCCTGATGGCGTGCTTGGGGTTCTCAATGATAGGCATCCCGTATGGGTCAAAGAAGCCTTCTAAGGCCTCGTAAGCGGGGATAAAGATGCGGTAGAGCCCAGACCTAGTCCTCCCGTTTTCGTTGCGTTCTAGAGGGTCTGAGTCGTTGTAGAGCTTACGAAAGTTTGCACCCCCCTTGTCCAGCTGGTTGACTGTACTACCCACTAGGGCTTTACCGACAACCTTCTTACCGACGATAAGACAGGTCCTGTGGATTCGCCAAACCTCGGTGATATCCATTGGCTTCTCCCATTTCCCAGCCTCATCCAAATACAACAGATGGAGTTTTTCACCATCGTAAGCGTTTGATGTGGTGTTTTTCCAGTTAATCACTGTATCCAAGGCTTCTGTCTTGCCAATCGTCTTGTTGGTCTTCGTGATTCGTCTTGCTGGCTCCCTAAAGGCTAACTCCATCCTTGGATTGGTTGTACCATCCTGAATGGGCTTGAAGAAGAATGGATAGCTCCTGTACATCGGGAGGATTTTCTTCATAAAGATGTTCTCCTGAGCGTCGTTACCAGTCTTGGACATAATGCCAAGTACCTTGTTGGAGACCGAAGTCCCCTTATTAACCGTAATAGCCGAACTGATGTTCGTGTAACCACTACGACGGCACTTTACGTACACCTGACCTAGGCATCTAGGGTCCACAAAGCACGCTTCAGCGTGGATGAACAGCTTTCTTTGGAAGTCTAGGTAGCCACCGTAGCCGATATCCATCTGGCTCCACTGCAGAAGCATATAATGGTCCCCTGTAATGTAGGTGGGTTCCCCGTTGTTGTAGAACCAAACCCCGTTTCTGCGCCTTTCAAACTCCTGTTTGATGTAAGGAGAATACTTTTCCTTAAACTCCTTGGGTTGCTGGTTCCACTCGTCCATCGAGCGAATCTTCTCAAGTTCCCTAGGAACCTCTAATCGATTCCATTTCTGGTCTTTTTGCGGAAGATTCCGAAATAGAATCCTACTTTTTTCAATCTGTTTAGGTAGTTGGATGAATAGACCGTCAATCTCAACGACTTGCCCATCCGTGTCGTCAGGACAAATGTTGATGACAGGCTCCTTGAAACCCTTGACGTTCTTTAATCCAGCCATTACTTAGCAAATTCCTCTGCAAAGCCACTTGAGTAGTCGGCCTCCTGTCCAATCTCCCCGTCATCCTTGAGCGATGCAATCATCTCCTCAATCTTCTGCCTCTCTTGCAGCAACTCCCTAGCATCTGCAACCGTTTGCTTGATAGCCGATAGCTCGGCTTTCCTTGCTGCCCCAACAAGCTCCTGTGGAATGGGCTTACGCACCTCTTCAATAAGATTGGTGATGGCGTGCTCCATCGATATCAGAAGCTGTTGGGCAGCCTCAATGGTGGAAAATTTAGGACTTTTCGACATAAAGGATATCGTCTATACGCATTCTGTAAACCGTCTCCCCCTCAAGCTCCATCTCGTAGTCTGCATTTGTTGCGAAGTAAACCTTGTCTCCTTTCTTGATTCCTTCCCTGTCAAGCTCGTCAGATTCGTACAGAATCGTCGCTACGTTCTTCTTAACAGATGGTCCTAGAAGCATAATACCGCTTTCTGTCTT